CCCTTTTTCTTGTGCGCCCCGAAAAACCAAAAAACGCGGGTTGACAAACGCAACATGTTTGCGTTAAGGATCACGCATGGGCAGAACGCGAACGCTGAACAGCGTCCTGAAAAGCGCCGGATCGAAAAAGGTCAGGGATGAAATCGAACCTGAAACCGGGGAGGTGTCGCCAACCTATGACCTATCGGCGGAGGGCGCGTCGGCATGGAATCGGATTTGCAGGGAGCTGGAAAAGCTCGGAGTCCTGAAGCCAGCGTTCGCGGATTTCATCACCATCGCGGCCGGGGCCGTGGGTGACATCGAGATCGCGAGCCGGGACCTGGTGGCACGCGGACACATCTCGGTAACGGAGCGAGGCGAGACCAAGAACCCGAGCTTCACTATCAAGACCAGCGCGCAAACGGTGGCGCACCGCTACCTGACCGCGCTCGGATTGACCCCGACGAGCATCGGAAAACTTACCGGACTCAAGAGTGAGGAAGCCAACGAATTCGCCGACCTATGAGCGCAGGAAAAGGAAGCCGACCTCGCCCTGTCGAGGGAGGGAAATTCCGGGAGAACCATGAACGGATTTTCCGCCGCCACATTGATGAACAGCCGCCAGCTGGCGAGGTGATCGACGGCCACGAATACCTTGGAGAGGGGAGCTGGCACTCGATCGACCACAAAGAATCCGAACTGTTTGAGGAAAACCCGTAAAAAAAACGCGGATTCCACCGCTTTTCCCCATGTTTCGGCGTCGGATTCCTACGTCAAAGGCGTGATTTCCGGCAAGATTCCCGCTTGCAAGTGGGTCAGACTGGCCTGCGAGAGGCATGTTCGGGACGTTGCCAGCTCGATCACGAAGGGATTCCCCTACGTTTTCGACACGGGAAAGGCGAACCGGGCGTGCAAATTCATGGAGATGCTGCCGCACGTGAAGGGAAAATGGGCGTTGCCTGACCCGAAAACCCGCCAGCCGCAACTCATGAGGCTGGAGCCGTGGCAGGCGTTCGTCATTTCTTCGATCTTCGGGTGGGTGAAAAAGTCCACCGGCAAGCGCAGGTTTCACAAGGCTCGGATCTACGTCCCTCGGAAAAACGGCAAGTCGTTCTTCGGCGCGGGCATCGGCCTGTTCATGCTCGGCAAGGACGGCGAGCCAGGCGCGGAGGTTTACAGCGGCGCCACCAGCGAGAAGCAGGCATGGGAGGTCTTCGGGCCGGCGCGGCAGATGGCGATCAAGCACCCGCAGCTCGCCCCCGGTCTCGGCATGACTGTCAACGCTCAGTCGCTCGTCATCGCTCGGGACAATTCCCGTTTCGCGCCGGTCATCGGCAAGCCGGGCGACGGCTCCTCGCCGCACTGCGCGATCATTGACGAGTATCACGAGCACAAAACCAGCGAGCTCATCGACACGATGGAGACTGGCATGGGGGCGCGGGACCAGCCGCTCTCGCTCGTCATCTCCACGGCCGGTGCGGACACCGCGGGACCATGCCGCGAGGATTGGAAAGCCTGCGAGCGCATTCTTGAGAACACCGGCGGCTTCGAGGATGACACCACGTTCTGCGTGATCTGGACCATCGACCAGGATGACAAGTGGGACTGCGAGGCAGCGCTCATCAAGGCCAATCCGAACTGGGGGATCTCCATCAATGCCGAGCGGATTCTCGCTGAGTTGAAAGTCGCGCAGCAATCCGCCCGCAAGCAGAGCGCCTTCAAAACGAAATACCTCAACCAGTGGGTGACGGCCAAGGATGGATTCTTCAACGTCAACGAATGGGACAACCTCAAGCGCGACATCCGGCGCGAGGACTACAAGGACGCGCCGTGCTACCTGGCCGGCGACCTCGCCAGCAAGCACGACATCGTGGCCCTGATGCAGCTCTTCTGTCTGCCGGACAAGCGCTATGCGCTGTTCGGGAAATACTACCTGCCAGCCGCCACGCTAGAGCTGCCGGAAAACCAGCATTACCGGAACTGGCAACTTGCCGGATGGATCGAGGCCGCCGGCGAGGACATCACCGACCTTGAGACCTTCAAGGATGACGCGCTGGAACTCTGCCGGGACTACCAGGTCGAGGAATTCCCTTTCGACCCGAACCGGGCGTGGGGAGTGTTCCCCGCTCTCGAGCGCGAAGGCTTGCCGGTGGTCGAATACCGCAATACGGTCCTGACTATGAGCGAGCCGATGAAGGAGCTTGACGCGCTCATCCGCTCCGGTCGCATCATCCACAGCGGCGACCCGGTGCTGGCGTGGGCGATTGCCAACGTCACCGGCAAGTATGACAAGAAGGACAACGTATTCCCGAACAAGGAGGCCCCGCAGAACAAGATCGACCCGGTCGTCGGCGCACTCATGGCACTGGGCCGGGCGATGACGCGGACCGGCGAGGAGACCGGACCGTTCTTTCAATTCTAATTTATGAAACCAACCCCAACCACCCGCGCCGACCTCGCGCTCCTAGTCCCATCCGGTGGCCTCGTCATCGAGCTTGGCGTGGCCGCCGGGCGATTTGCCGAGCAACTGCTGGACCGCAACCCCGCCATAATCTACCACGGATCGAGGACGGGCTAGCGGATATGATCTACATCGACGGATACGCGCACACCGGGCAGGAGGGCGGGCAGACGCTTCGGGACTGGTGGCCCAAGCTGGCACCGGGCGGGGTTTTCGCCGGCCATGACTACGATCTTGCCGCCTACCCTCAGACCGTTTGCGCCGTGAACGACTTCATTTTAGAGATGGACCGGCGGGGAATCCGGCTTCATCTTCAGGTCATCGACGAGAAGCCGCACCCTAGCTGGTGGATCGTCAAACCGAAAACAGAACCATGAGCCGTCCAACAAATCCCCCGAATAGTTTCCAAAGCTGTATGGGCTGCCTGGGAGTCGTGATTTTCCTCCCGCTGGCGATTCTCGCAGTCTGGTTTCTCGTCTCCCAGATCGGCTAACCCTATCAGCCCCCCCCCGGCCCGGTTAACCCCCGCGCCGGGTTTTTTGTGAATCTGCGTTTCTAAACGCAATATACTTGCATTTGTAACCGAGATGCGGTAACGGTTCGTCCGTGTTTGGGAATGTCGTGAGACATGCTCTGTTTTCAAGGAACGCGCGGCGGGGTGGTTGGTCCCCTGCCGCGCGAGTCTCCGCGCCCCCTAACGACGCCGAGGCCGTCAGGCTGGAACCTATCGGCCGCGCCCTGCCAGAGCGCCGCGGCGCGGCCGCCACGACCGGGAACCTGACGGGCAATCTCAGCGTCCTCCTGCAAGCGCCGTCCGGCTCGGGCGTGGCCGTCAACGAACGATCCGCCCTTGGCGTTTCAGCGGTGCTCGCCTGCGTCTCACTGCTCTCCGACATGGTGGCCAAGCTGCCGCTGGAACTCTACCAGCGCACCAAGACCGGCCCGAAGCCCATCACCCGCCATCCTTCCATCAAGCTCATGGGTGGCCGCCCCTGCGAGCTCCACAGCTCCTTCGAGCTCCGGCAGATGATGATGACCGGCAAGGAGCTGGGCGGCAATGGTTACGCCCGCATCTTCCGGGACTCCAGCTATGAGCCGACAGCGATCGAGTGGCTGGCCCCCTGCGACGTTCGCCCCGAGATGATCCGCCGCAGCGGCGGAAACTCGATGATCGTCTATCACGTCCGCGAGCGCGAAAAGCTCAACAGCGGCGACATCCTCCACATCAAGGGTTTTTCGCAAGACGGCGTCTGCGGCCTATCGCCCATCACCATCCTCCGCGAGTCCATCGGCACCGCGCTTTCACAGACGCACGCCGCCGGGAAGCTGATGCGCGACGGCACGCAGTTCCCCGGCTATCTGATTTCATCGCAGACCCTGCCATCTGACAAGATCAAGGACGCCCGCGCAGAGTGGGACAAGCAGCACGCCGGCGCAGCCAACGCTGGCCGGGTGCCTATCCTCAACGGGCAGTTCGACTTCAAGCAGACGAACGGGATGTCGATGGTGGACGCGCAGTTCATCGAATCCCGCCGCTTCGAGCTTCAGGAAATCGCTAGGCATTACCGCATCCCTCCGTTCCTGATCGGAGATTCGACCGCCTCGACCACGTGGGGCACGGGCATCCAGGAGCAGACCCTCGGATTCCTCAACTTCTGTCTCGACCCGCATCTCACGGCCTTCGAGCAGGCGATGAACGGCGCGCTGCTCACCATCGAGGAACAGGCCGCCGGTTACTATTTCCGCTTTGACCGCGACGAGATCGCCAGCGTCTCCCGACAGGACACGGCGGCTTACTTCCAGACCATGCGCGGCATCGGCGTTTACAGCGTCAACGACATCCGCCGCAAGCTCGACGAGCCCACCATTCCAGCGGCCGAGGGCGGCGACGATTACAGCCTGCCGTTCAACAACACCGGCGGCGCGGCACAAGCCAAGGCCGAGAAAGAAACCCCCACCCCCGCCGAATAAATGGCCAACGAGATTTACGAATCCATCAGCTTCACCGCCCGCAAGAACGGCGCGGAGATCTCCATCGCATCGTCCAACCAGGTGACGATGACGGGGGATGATCTGGTTTCCATCACCCAGGTCATCGGCACGACCGCCGAGCTGATTTCCTTCGGAGACATCACCGGCGCGCCGGGGGAGGTGGTCATCAAGAATCTCGACGCCACGAACTACATCGAGATCGGCGGAGATAGTGGATTGACCGTCTTCAAAACCAAGCTCCTTCCCGGCCGGTTCACTGTTTTCCAACCGTCATCCGCCACGCTCTACGCAAAAGCGAACACTGCGGACGTCCGCGTGCAAATCATCGCCACAGAAATCTAACCTCATGAAAGCCAATCTTCCAGAGCGCGAAACCCGCTTCCTAACGGGGCAAGTTGAACTCCGCGCCGCCGCTGAAACTGAGAAGCCGCGCGTGCGCGGCTATGCGGCAGTCTTCAATGCCGAGTCGGAGAACCTCGGAAGCTCGAGCCACCAGTTCCGCGAGATCATCGAACCCGGCGCTTTCTCCGACGTGCTGCTCGATGACGTGCGGGCGCTGCTCAACCACGATCCAAACTTCATCCTCGCCCGTTCCAAGGGCGGCGAGGGGACGCTGGCGATCGGCCAAGACGACCGCGGCTTGTGGTATGAGTTCGACGCGCCGGACACGTCCGCCGGCCGCGACCTGATGGAGAGCCTCAGGCGTGGCGACATCGACCAGTCCTCGTTCTCCTTTACCGTCAATAAAGACGGTCAGAGCTGGGAGGAAAGGCAGGAAGGCGATGGTCCAACCTTCATCAAGCGCACCATCTCCAAGGTCTCCCGGCTCTTCGACGTGTCGCCCGTCACCTACCCGGCCTACCCGGACGCCACGGTGGCCGTCCGCAGCCTGCAGGCCTTCCAACTTTCCCAACAGGAACCGGCCCCCCCGGCGCCCATTGATGAAACCATCTCCATTCGGCACTGGCAGCGTCGAGCGGATTCACTCAGCAAGCCTGCCCTCTAACGCAAAAAAACTGACTGCTGTGAAGCAGACATCCACCACATGAAACTGAAACAACTGCAAGAAAAGCGCGGCTCGCTGAATAAGCAAATCCGTGAAACCATCGACCTCGCCACCGTCACCGAATCCCGTTCCTTGAACGCGGACGAAGCGACAAAAATCGAGGGAATCGAATCTGAAATCAATCAGATCGACCAAACCATCCACGCCGAAATGCGCCAGATGGCCCGTGAATCCTCCGCTCCCGCGCAACTCTCCAAACAGGAAAGCCGCGACGTGGCCCGCTTCGACATCGGCCGCGCACTTCGCGCTCTATCCGGCAACGTCGCGCTCGACGGCGTGGAGTTGGAAATGCACCAAGAGGGTGAGCGCGAAGCCCGCGCCGCCGGCGTTTACGCTGCCAAGGGCCTCAGCCTTCCTACCCTCATCACCCGCGGAGAACGCCGCGACGTGACCGCCACGGGAACCACCACCGCCACGCTCGACCAAGGCGGCATGACCATCGCCACCGACAAGCGCGGGCTGCTCGATGACTTCTTCAACGGTTCCATCATGCGCGGCCTCGGTGCCACGGTGCTCGAAGGACTCGTCGGGAACCTCGACCTCCCGCGCATCATCTCGGGATCGGTCCCGGTCAAGAAGACGGAGAACGAAGCCGCTGGCGAATACACTCCGACGACCGGCATGCTCTCGCTCACCCCGAAGCGCCTGCCTGCGTTCATCGACATCTCCGACCAGCTGCTCATGCAGTCCAGCTCGGCCATCGAAGCCATCCTTCGCAGCCACCTCGCCAACCAGATGCTCGCCGTTCAAGAGGCCGCATTCTTCCACGGCGGCGGCACCAGCGAGGCTCAAGGCATCGCCGGAACCTCCGGCATCGGCAGCGTGGCGGGTGGCACCAACGGACTGGCTCCGACCTGGGCGCACCTCGTCGGACTCGAAACCGAGGTGGACACCGACAACGCCCTCATGGGCCGCCTCGCTTATGCTACCAACGGTCAAATCCGGGGCAAGCTCAAGACCACGCCGAAGGTTGCATCCACCGACAGCATCATGTTGCTCGATGACCGCAACCCGAACTCGGTCAACGGCTACGGCATCTCGTTCTCGAACGCGATCAGCCGCACCCTTACCAAGGGCGCATCCACCGGCGTTAACGTCTGCTCCGCGATCTTCTTCGGAAACTTCGCGGACTACGTGATCGGTTACTGGGGCGGCCTCAACCTCCAGCTCATCACCGACAGCACCAACGCGAAGCTCGGCATGAAAACCCTGGTGGCCAACACCTACTACGACGGCGGCGTGGTCCGTCCGAAGTCGTTCTCGGCAATGCTCGACGCCCTCGGTGCCTGATAACACCTAACCGGGGAGGGTGGCGATTCCGCCGCCCTCCCCTCCCTTTGTCCCGTCATGAAACTCAAATTTCTCCGCAACGTGGCCGTTTACAGCGAGCACCGCGAAAAAGGAAGCGTCCACGAAATCAAGGATTCGGATGCTATCTTCCTCATTGCCGACCGCTGCGCCGTGAAGGTCGCCGCCCAACAGGCCACGCCTATCGAAACCGCGCGAAGCCCGAAAGCCGCCGCCGCCGAAACGGCAACCCTCAAGACCCGCAAGTAACCAATGCGCCCGCACTTTTCCACCATCAGCCGACCAATCCCCGAAGCGATCGACTACGCGGCGGCGGCGGATCATTTGCGCGTGGATAGTGCCGAGGACATCAGCTACATCGAGGCGCTGATTGCCGTCGCCTGCGACTACGTGGGCGAGGTGACCGGCCGCATCGGCACCCCGACCACGCTGCTCTGCGTGGCGGATTCCTGGGCAGCGCTTGGCGACGCTCAAGGCACGATCAAGCTCGGCCGCTCCCCGCTCGTCTCGGTCTCGTCCGTCAAATACTACGCGCCAGACGCGACCGCCCTCACCACCATGAGCGCGGATGATTACAGGATCATCACCACCACCGAGCCGGGGATGCTCCAGCCGCTCGATTCGTGGCCGGATGTGGACGATCGCGCCGACGCCATCCAGATCACCTTCGTCGCCGGCCATTCGTCAGGCAATCCCGCGCCAGCCATCTGGAAGCACGCCGCGAAAATGCTGGTGGCGCATCTGTATGAAGAGCGCAAACCCGTCGCCTTCGCAAGCTGCCACGAGATCCCCTTCACCCTTCAAAACCTCATCGAGCACAGCCGAATCGAAGGGAGGTTCGCATGAACCCCGGCAAGCTCGACCGGCGGATCACGGTGCAAGTCCGCACGCTCACCAAGGACGCCGTGGGCGGGCGGGTGGAGACGTGGGTTGACTCGTTCTCCTGCTGGGCGGAAGCCGTCCGCGTGCGGCAGACAGAGGCCACCGTTGCCGATGCAGACCGCGCCACCGAGGAGCGGCAGTTCCGCATTCGCCACCGCGCCGGACTGGCGAGCGGCACCCATCGCGTTTTCTACCAGCTCCGCTTTTACGACATCACCGGCATCGACGAGGAAGGCCGCCAAGAATCGCTCCTCATCACCGCCCGCGCGGTGCAAGCACTTGTTAATCCTTAACCATGGCATTCGACGGACACATCACCATCGACAAGGGATCGCTGCGCGATCTCATGCGCTCGCTGGACAATCTCCCGAAGGAACTGCAAAAGTCCGCCGAGAAGGCGGTCCTGCGTGCGGGTGGCAAGCCGATCCTCGCCGCGGCGCGAGCCAAGGTTCCGGTGGACACGGGTAATCTCAAGAAGTCTCTCGGGGTCAGCGTGCACGCCAACCGCGCCGGATGGATCAGCGCGCGCGTGGGACCGCGCAAGGGGTTCAAGGGAAAGAGCAAGACCGGCCGCAAACGCGAGCGAGCCGCCAAAGGAAAGCGCGGCACGTTTCAGGAGAACAAGCTGGCTGACGCCCAAGAGATCTCCTGGTATGTGGAGACTGGCACCCCGCGTTCCGCCGCCAGGCCATTCATCCGCCCCGCCATCGACTCCGCCGCGGGCGCCGTCCTCGAAGCCATGGCCGCGGGACTGGACCAACACCTAACCCGCGTAACAGCGCGCCTCGCCCGCCGATGAGCTATCAATCCGACATCACTGCCGCGATTCTCGCCGGTGCCACCCTCGCGCCGCTCATTGGAGACCGGTTCTATTGGGATGTGGCGGACGGATCGGCGGTCGCGCCCTACATCGTCGCGCAGACCATCAGCACCAGCAGCGAGACCAGCCACGACGGCGACCGCTCGCTCACATTCCCGCTCGTCCAGTTCTCCTGTTGGGCGACCACCAAACTGTCCGCCGTCAACGTCATGGCCGCGTTTGCCGCCGACCTCGAAGGGGATGAACTGGCTGGCGGTTCCAGCGTCTCCCTCGTTTTCGTCGGCGAGAATTCCACCCACGACGAACCCACCAACCTCTTCGGCCAGATTGCCGAATATCGAGTCTCCGCATACACCTAACTACAAAAAACCGACTGTTGAGAAACAGACATCATCACCATGGCTAAAACCAAATCATTCGGAACCGCCGTCACCGTCAACGCGACGGCGATCGGCAAACTCACGGACATCTCGCTTTCCGGCGCGGACGTTCCGTTCATCGACATCACCACCCACGACAGCACGGCGAAGGAATTCGTTTCCGGCCTCATCGACAACGGCACGCTGGAACTTTCCGGCAAGTTCGACGCCGCCGACGCCGGACAGGATTACCTGCGGGCCAACACCGGAGCCAGCAAGGCGTTCGTCATCACCCTGCCGAATGCAGCCACCATCGGCTTCAACGCGGTCATCGGCGGGATGAGCGAGGACATCCCGCTTGAGGACGCGGTCGGCTTCTCCATCTCCTGCAAAATCGACGGCGTCAAAACCTACTCCGCCTAATCCATGACGCACCCCGTCAAGATCGCCGGCCGCGAGGTCGTTCTGGAATGGACGCAGGAAACCGCCAAGCGCTACGCCTACCGGATGGGCGAGCTTGGAGGGGAGCCGACCGGCAAGCAACTCAGCAACCCGCGCACCGTGACCACGGCACTCTTCAAGGTGCTGTGGGCGTTGCTCCCGCCGGCTGAGTTCGCCCGCCACGACGACCCGGAATCCTTGTTCGTCGCCGTCGATCACGACACCGAGGGCGAGACGATCTTCGCCGCCATCGCCGCCATCTACCATGACCGCTCCCCGGACGCGGAAAAAAAAAGCACTTCGATGAAATCGCCTTCGCCAGAGTCGAACTCGGACTAACCGCTGACGAGTGGAACCACTCGCACCCGGCCCAAGCCGAGTCCTATCTGGAGGCATGGACTAGCAAACAAAAGCGCGAGGACTATCGGTGCTCCGCCATTCAATTCATGATCGCCCAATCCGTCAGCAGCAAGAAATTGAAGTTCGCGGATTTCCTCCCCGAATACGCCAAGCCGCCGAAACGCGGCGGGGTGGAGGACATGATGCGCGAGGTCGAGGTGGCACTGGCGAAACAAGCAGCACGGAAGAACAAATAAATGGCAAAATCTCGATCCATCGGCGGTGTTTACGCCTCGCTCAGCCTCCGCGATGGAGGCTTCAAGTCCGGCCTGAAATCCGCCCGCAAGGGGCTGAATGACTTCGGCAGCAAGGCCGTGAAAGGCGCGGCTCTCGGCGTGGCGGCACTGGCCGCGGGACTCGCTGCCGCCGCGGTGGCAGGCACCCGCAGCACGCTCTCGATGGTGGATGACCTGGGCGACGTGGCGAAGCAGACCGGCGTGGCGGTGGCCGACATGATGAAGCTCCAGCAAGCCTACAAGGACGGCGGGCGGGCGGCTGAAATGACCGGCAAGGACATCGCCAAGATGCAAAAGAGCATCTTCGGCGCGGCGAGCGGCGGCGAAGACCCGTTCACCGCCATCGGGCTATCCGCCAAGGAGCTGCTCCAACTCAACCCTGCCGCGCAGTTCGAGCAGATCGGCGCGGCCATCATGCGTATCCAAAACCCAGCCGAACGCACCGCCAAGGCCATGGAGATTTTCGGCAAGGGGGGGATGGGACTCACGACCGTTTTCGATGGCCTGCCAGGCGCGGCCACCGCGCTCGGCAGGATGCCGGAACTGGCGCAAAAGTTCGCCGGCGCCATGGGCGAGGCCAACGACCTGATCGGCCACCTGCCGCTCAAGTCCGACCAGTTCTTCGTCGGATTCACCGCCGGCATCATCGGCCAGCTTCTGCCAGGTCTCCAGAAGATCGACAACTACGACTTCACCACCCTCGGCGAGAACATCGGCAACGCGCTGTCCGTCGGATTCCAGCTCCTCACTGACGGGAGTGTGTGGGAATTGTTTTCGCTGCATGCGGAAAAGGCCATCAATTCATTGCAGTCGCACGACATCAACAACGGCATCGCGGCATCTATCAATGCGGCATGGGACGCAGCGACTACGACTAACGGGCTATCCAACGGCACGTTCATGGAAAACGTTGAGAAATACATGAATGCTGGCAAGGCCAGCACCGGCGACGAAGAAGACGCCATCCAAGGGCGGATCGACGCCATCGTCAACGGGGCGAAAGCGAAATTCGACTTCAAGCAATCCGCAGCGGCAGAGGTCGGAGTCGCCGCCCCCATCGTCAATCCGATCACGGGCCTCGCCGCCAGTGCCGCCGCCGCAAAAGAACCCGTCGCCTACGAGCGCGATGTGAACGACTACCAACGGCGCGGTCTATCTCTCGGCGGGGTCTCCGCCCCGGTCTCCACCGAGGACACCAAGCAGACGCTACTCCTCACCGACATGCGGAACTTCCTGCGCCGCATGGCCGAAGAAGGATCACAAGCCGTTTTCTAAATCATGCCAGCCGAATCCATCATCACCTACCTCAAGCCGAATTTCCCAGCCAAGGGAGTCTCCGGCGGCAGCTACGAGACTCGCCTCGAATACATCGGCCCCCATGCGACCATGGAAGCCGCCTCGCCGGAAGTGGGCGACACGTGGGGGCTCTACGAGGGGCTGGTCGAAACCGTCTCCCTCGTCCCGATTTCCGGCACGTCCCCGCTTCAAGCCGAGCTGGTCGTCACCATGTCCCGCAGCTTCGAGTCCAGCGGCGGCGGGGCTGGCACTGGCACGGCGACGGAGATCACCTATGAAATCGAATGGGCAACCGTCCAGCGACCTCTCAAGGAGCACCCCGCATTTCGCGCGGGGTCCTACTATGAGCTCTATCCAAGCGATCACGAAGCTATTGCGAAATGGGAGGATGAGAAAACCGCGTCCAACAGGGGAGCTCTCAGCAGCAACGCGGAAAGATACGCAAAAGGAATCGACCTTGGAATCCAAACCTATGACGACTTCGCGCCGGTCGCCATCAAGACCACCACCTATGTCAACGGACCGCCCGCCACCTCGACGGCCGGCGCGAAGGAGGCACCGGCCGGATTCCCTAACCTGCCGACGGGCTACGAGTGGGTGAAATCCGCCGACCGCTCCCTCAAGGCTGGCAAAAAAAACAAATGGGAACGATCCGAGCAATGGATGGGAGCGCTGAAGGTGTTGGTCGATAAGAATACACTCTACTACTGATGAAGATCCCCTCACTGCCGCAGAAGGGAGGAAGCGTCGAGCACGCCATCCGCGAGATCATCGCCTTCATCCGCTCCTCCCAGGTCGTGAGCGTCCGCGGGGGACTGCTCCGCACATCGCCCAACGGAACCACGATCCAGATCAACGGCGGTCTCGGCGGCGCTGCTGCCGCGATATTCCCGTTTGAGATCACCAGCGGTGGGACAACGTTGCGAGCTGCGGCCGGCGCGGTTAATGCCTTCAACGTCGCGGAAACCACGCTGGAGGACCCGGCGAACGGCACATGGTATCTCGAGGTGGAAGTCACGATCAATGACACGACCGGCGTGATCACCGGCGTGACTGCTGAATGGGTGACGGCGGCAACGTCGAACACCGCCACGACATTCCACAAAACCATCGGCCAAAGCTTCGTGGCCGAGTTGGAGGTGACACCGGGGTCCAACATCAACTACACCTACGGCAACTATGTCGTGATCTTGCACGGAACCCAAACCAACAAGTGGGGGGCTGTTATTTTCTAAGCCCATGCCAACCCAGCAAGAATATTGGCAGATGCTCCGCTCAAGACGCTCCGCGTGTTACTCCTGGCTGCGAAGCAGGGATTACAATGCGCCGCATCCTTTGGCAGAGGTGGCCCTTTCAGGTAGCCTCAGTTACACGGTGGACGAGAGGCTGTTCACCTCGCCACCAGCGACAGCATACGTGTCGGTGATGAGCGTTGATTTTTCTTCTGCCGCCGCGTGGACAAGAATCAACGAGGACCAAACGCCGTTCACCCTCCTCGGCGGAGACGGCCCAAGCGGCAGGCCGGCCGACGGAAATTTCCTGATGCTCCATTCTCCCCAAGCACCATGGGAGTTCTTCTGTTCCTACGGCTATTTATCAGGGGATGTGGTCGTCGGTGACGTGGTGGTGGATAAATATTTGTGGAACAGTGGCACATCCTCCTATGACTTCGACAGAACCGCAACCTATAATGTCTCTATGGAATGGTCGCTTATCATTTCCGGGGGCGGGCATCCTGACAGCGGCGGGAAAGACGCCTCCGCCGACACGGAAAAAACCACCATCCAGATCGTCGCGTATTTGAGCGGCGGCGGGACGGGCGCGCGCCTGCCGTCATCCGGCATCAACGTGTCTTTCGGTCGCTTTCCGTGGGACAGCGCATGGACATCGGAAACCGCCGCATTCGGGACCTGGTTCGACGATTTCCTTGATGCCGAGAATTCGGACGACGGAGCCGGACACAGCGGGACTTGCAGCATCTCCGCAGATTTCAACTGAACCCTCATGTCCATTCCGTCAAATCGGCCCTTGCCATAACGCAACTTTTTTGCAATAACAATTCCAGAAACCGCCATGGTCAACCTCCTTAATTTCCCGCTGCCCGAAACCTTCACCGGGAAAACATGGGACGGCCTGACGTGGTCGGTTTCCAATGTCGCGGATGGCGACACCGAGTTCGCCGCCGCTCTCGTTTCCGCCCGATTCCAACTCCAGGACGCAGACGGCAACGCCGACCAAACTTTAACCAGCGCGACGGCCGGCCAAGTCACGCTCAACGTCACCACCGCTAACCTCTGGAGCGTCACCGTCGAGCCGCGAGTCATCACCCTGGCGGCTGGCACCTACACCTACGGCCTCGAAACCGTCGATGCCAATGGAGTCGAAAAGGCCCGCATGGCAGGCACCCTCGTCATCAAACCCGATCCCGTCGTCTAAACATGTCCTACACTGCAAACGTCACCACCGGCACCGGCACCGCGACCGTCACAGTCTCCACCGGCGGGCGCGGCCCAGCGGGAGCCACGGGTCCAGCGGGTGCAGCGGGCACTTCCCTGACCGCGGGCACGGGCATCACCCTCACCGAGGGCGTCGTGTCATCGACGGTCACCGGCAACGCCACCCACACCGGCGACGCCACGGGATCGACCGCGCTCACCCTCGCCACGGTCAACAGCAACATCGGCAGCTTCACGAACGCCAGCATAACGGTGAACGCCAAGGGGCTGGTCACAGCAGCCTCCAACGGCACCTCGGCAATCACCACCATCACCGGCACCGCCAACCAGATAACTGTCAGTGGAGCCTTCGCATCGAAAACGCTCTCCCTGCCAGCGACGATCAACGTCGACACCACGGGCAACGCGGCCACGGTGACCACCAACGCCAACCTCACCGGGCCAGTGACCAGCACGGGCAACGCGACGGCGCTCGGATCGTTCACACTCGCCCAGCTCGACACCGCCACCTCTGACGCCACCCTCGCCCGCACGGACGCCGGTCAGACGTTCTCCGGAGCGCAGATCTTCGACTCCACCACCCGCCCGACATCGAGCGGCACGGGAACGCCGGCGGCGACGAGTCTGATGACTCAAAAGGACATCGACGATGACAGACTCGACACCACAAAAATCGTGTTCTGGGATGACTTTTTCGGGGATACGGATGCTGCCACTATTTTTGGGCAAATGCGATGGTCTCGCACAGACATCAACGGCACTGGCACTTTTAGGCCCAACCAGATCACTGGGCAATTCGGAGCGCCCGCACTAGTGACGGCGGCTACCCGGCGAGCAGGTCAATTAGCGTTCTTGGACGGGTCAAACTTAGCCGGGTCACCCGGATTTAATTTAAGCCAAATTCAGTCAACAGGAACAAAAATCAAATTTCGGTTTCGGATCACTTCGCTAGACTGCCGGGTGGATATTGGTTTCACAGTGCCCTCTGTCGCCGCAGTATACACCCAATCGCGTTTTCTCGGGGTCAGCTACACCAAAAAACCCGCGCAATGGGTAGGATCGACCGCATACACCACCGGGGATTACGTTGTCCCCACGGTCAGTAACGGCCGCCGTTATTACGCCTCCACCGGAGGCACTACCAGCGGATCAGAGCCAACATGGCCGACTTCTGCAACCGTCCCGGACGGATCAGTGACATGGACAGAAGCCGGATACGAGGGGTCCGGAAATTTTGTCCTCATGTTCCGCAGCAGCGGGGCAGACGCGGCTTCCACCATCGTCAGCACCGGCACCGCCGTCGCTATCAACACATGGTATGATGTCGCGAGTGAGTTCACGACGGGGACCAACCTCGCTGTATCCATCAACGGCGGCACCGCCACCAACATAACCACCACCAGCACCTCAGTATCTGTTACCCCAGTGCTGCACGTTGAGACAACAACAGCGTCGGCGGCAGAGCTTTGCGTAGACTATTTCGGCTTTGTCGCCCGTGTAACCAGATAACCACACACCATGTCCATCATCCGCCAAATCACCGAAGCCGAAGCCGACTTACAGGCCAAGGAGCAACTCGTTCTCCAAGCCGGAGAAGCCACCCACCACCTCGCCAGCGTGCTCGCCAGCACCAACGCGAGGTTCTGGCAGCTCCCGACCGACCGCCTGCTTGCCGTGCTCAACGCGGACATCCCCGCCACGCTCGCCACGTTCACGGCAAACACCGCGCTAGGCAAAATGGTCAACGCCTCGCTCGACGCCCTCGCCGTTCCGAGGTTCGCCGCCCGCGCCCCGGTCGAAATGGGCCGCACGGACATCGTCTTCGACGGAGCCGCGTTCGTTTACGTCGCCCCGCCAGAGCCAGAGCCAGAGCCTGAGCCTGAGCCTGAGCCATAACCCCCGCGCCCAGCTTCTCCCGCCATGACCCACTACCAGACATTCACCACCGGCCTTTTCGGGGTGATCGGCTCGACGTTCGGCGTCCTGTCCACGTTCCAGGAGCAGCTCGACTGGGGCGTGCGGATCACGGGCGGGTGCATCGGCCTCGCGGTCGGCATCATCTCTCTCTATCGACTCATCAAACTGCCGAAATGACACCGAAACAATCCACCGCCCGCTTGTCTCTCTACATCCTCATCGCCATGGGGACAGCCGCCAGCGCGGGCCTCGCCACGGTCAACTTCGCCGACTGGAGGGAGACGACGAGCTTCGCGCTTTCCGTCGTCATGACCGGCCTCATCACCGCCCGCAGCTACATCGACCAGACGCCCACGCAGGTTTCTCCGCCATGAACAAATGCTTCCCAGACGAGATCCGCGTCCGCATGTCCGACTACAAGGACGGCGTGAGGTGGTTCGTGCTGGAGCATTATTTCCGGGTCATCACCAGCAAGGGCATGTTCACCGTGCCGACCGGCTTCCTGACCGACATCGCGAGCATCCCTCGGGCATTCCACGCGCTACTGTCGCCGCTGGGCGAGTTCGCCCCCGCCGCCATCGCCCACGACTGGATGTATTCCCGAGCGTCCAACGGGTATTTCCCTGCCGACCGGGAGATGGCCGACCGGCTGTTCCTGGAGCTCATGTATAACCTCGGCATCCCCTGGCACACGCGCACCGCGATTTTCTACGCCGTCCGGCTCGCCGGCGGCAAAAGCTACAAACGCCGATGACCCTCCTCCTGAAAGACCAGGTTTATCGCTACGGTGAGGATTTCCACACCGAGCAGGTTTCAATCAGCGCGTCACGGCTCAAAAAATGGCCGAGCTGGTGGAAACGCTTCGGACTCATGCGCGGGAAATACGACGGACAACCCTATTGGCTGCTCGCCATCGCCCCGCTCGTTTTCCGCTTCACGTTTTTCGGATTCTGGAGCGGCAGCTTCGACCCTGACTTTTAACCATGAGCAGCAACTACGACCTCGATCCGCTCACCACCCCGCCCTGGTGGCCGGGCGTCGCGTGCCTGCTCGTCGTCGCAGGCGCCATCCTCCTCTACGTCTTCTGCGAATACTGAGCCCCCATGACCCCCGACGAAATCAAAACGATGCAAACCCGGATCGGTGTCACGCTGGATGGCGCCTGGGGGCCGAAATCCCGCGCCGCCTGCCAATCCCACCTGCGCGCGCTCATGCCGACGCCGAATCCGTGGCCGCCACAGGACGAGGCGAGCCTGACGAAATTCTACGGTGACGCCGGGGACGAGGACTATCTCGTCCGCCTGCCGGTTTCTGGCCTCGGCGTCCAGTATGACGGGGCCGCCGTGGCCGCCATCCGCTGCCACAAGCGCGTCGCCCACTCGCTGGGCAAAGTCCTCGCCGCCATCGCCGCCAGCCCGCACCGCGGCGTCCTCGCGTATTACGCGGGCTGCTACAATTTCCGACCCATGCGAGGCGGCACCCGCCCATCGACCCACGCGCGCGGCATCGCGATCGACCTCGCCCCGGACTGGAACGCCAACGCGACGCCATGGCCGGCCAAGGCGACCATGCCGCTGGAGGTCATGGAGCAATTCGCCCGCGAAGGCTGGCTGCCCGCCGGGGCCTTCTGGGGCCGCGACGCGATGCACTTCCAAGCGACGCGGTGACGCCAGGGCGGAGCCGGATTCGGTTCGCGGTTTGAAAAGGTGGGGAACATTCGGGGAACACAACCCGCAAACCCTTATAGAATATGGCGGACAGGGAGGGATTCGAACCCTCTTGGGCTGTTACTGGCTGTCACTGCCTGCTAACTATATCTCCAGTTAGTCTGGATTCATAGGGGTTTCGACATCGGTTAGGGACAGGGAGGGATTTGTACCTAAGTTTTGCGGGGGAACATTTGGGGAACATTTTGCGCGGACGGCAAACCACCTGACTCCCTCGTCTAGCGACTTGGCATCTTGGTAGGATTTCCGCGACTCGCTTTCTGAGTTGCCTGCCTCGGCGGCGGCTTTCGCGATCCCGACGACGGCGGCGCGGTAGCTGATAAACGAGTGCCGGAGCGCGTTCCGCTTCCAGCCGCCGACGAGTTTGCCGAGGCGCGTCGTTTCGGCCATCGTGCCGCCCTTGGGAGCTGTTGTAGGGGCGGCTGCGGCACCGACTCTGCCGGTTGTCTGTCGGACGCCTTGTAGGGCATCCTCCAGCGCGGGGAGAATGGG